TATCAACATTTCTGAGCCGATAACAATGTACAAAAAACGCCCTATTCAAAAAAGACATTTTTTGAACATTTTTTTACCATAAAATTCTCATATTTTCAACCCCAAACAGAGCATAATTTTACCCCAAAAATGAGGAAAGCCCCGGTACCAGACCGAGGCTAACATGCTTGTGCAGCATTGAAATAATACGCATTGCAACGACCGGACTCGAACCGGTGAACTCTGGCTTATGAGGCCAGCGAGGTACCAACTCCTCCACGCTGCTATATTGCCGCCGTTTCCAGCGGCAACTTACCTTTCATAGAACTTGCAAGTTTTTTACGAAAGGAATTCCCAAGGAAAGAAAACCGACAGCAGGGATCGAACCTGCCCTTCCGCTTCAACGCGGTTGCTCACTGCGGCTATCGGTAGGAGGCCGAGAGTTACCTCGGCTTAATTTGGTAAGTAATACCTTTGCATCTGCATTTCATACCAGAACCTGATTCCCAGCGACACGAACCAAGCGTCCTCCCCTGTCCCTTCCCACTTTGGACAGGATCCCGACTTTTTGCGGGCGATTCGTATCGACTTACGGATGAAGCCTGCCTACAGCACAAAACAGGCTTCAAAGCGAAAGAAGGGAGTCGAACCCTCACCAACAGCTTGGAAGGCTGTGGTTCTGCCGTTAAACTACTCTCGCAGGAGGTGCCAGACAGTACCAGTGCCTGGCGGTGTATACTACAAAAGGAATTTTCAATGAATTTCCCACACGCTGATGGTAGGATTCGAACCTACGGACCGCAGAACGGCTCTAACTGATTAGCAATCAGCCCTCTTAACCACTTGAGTACATCAACATAATTAACGCAGATAGTAGGATTCGAACCCACACACGACATCCCTGCCGCTCTATCGGTTTTCTAGACCGCCCCCTTGCCATTTTGGGTATATCTGCTCAGTGACTATATTATATAGTAGGAACTGTCCCGAATTTGGAACACATGGAATAATTCTTGTCTTTTTTCTGTTTTTTTTCACACCATAACATTCCCCGACGTTTTTTTAGCCTCCAAATCCTCTATAAAGCCCGCTTTCTCAATGTTTCCTCGGAGAGCAAAATACCTAAAAAGTGAATTCTCGAAATAATCCGTTTTTTTGGTACTTTTTTAGTACCTAAAAAGTGAATTTTTCAGACCCTTTTCTGGGCACAAAAAAAGGAGCAGTGCCCATCCTCACTACTCCCTTTTTCGTTATCAGATCAAAACCAAATCCTGCTTCCTGCACTTATATTTTACATTTTACCTTGCTATTATTGCAAGTATACTTTGTATTTTGCTCCCGACATTTATGTCGGTAACATAATAATCTCGTGAAAGATACCATGATATCACGAGATCGTCACGAGATTTAACTTGCCTGTAACTTGCTGAAACTTAACTTAGTCATTGAAAAACCCCGAGAAATCAAGGTTTCTGTACTTGACTGATAGTTGATTTAACTTGCTGTATGACTTAAAAGAAACTTACAAGTAGTTGCAAGTAGTTTTAAGTAGTTGCAAGTAGTTTTAAGTAGTTGTAAGTAGCTTATTCGCTTTCCAGAACAGGAACCTTCCCCTTGCTGGAAACCTTCAGACCGATTACATCTGCAATATCTCTGGTCTTAACATAGGTCACGCCGTCCTTTCGAATCAGATTGACCTTGTACTCTTTTCCGTTGAAAATGATGGTATCTTTTTCGACCATTTCCTCATCCTCCTCATATTCAAATACATCTCTGACCAACAGCCAGTGTGTAAATCTATTCTGGTTGATAGGAACTTCACGCACACCATAAGCGGAACCATCGGCGGCAATGTAATGGCACACCCCACCTTTTTTCCCGCTGTATACGCCGATGTGCCCCTGCATCCAGACCAGAGCACCAATGGGAGCGTCACCCAGACTGCCGATGGGATGCACTTCATCCGCAGCAGCTCTCCATCCAGCGGAATTCAGAGCCCTGTTCGTTCCCCAGCCAATCAGACCAGAACAGTCAACGCAGACCTGCCCCACCTTCTTTTTATCGGTGTAGGGAACATATTTACTGTATAACTTCTGGAGCAGTTCAAACTTTTCTTCCGTCAGCACTTCCCCTTTGGCACCGTATACATACGCAGTACCCAGTTTGGAACGGCAGAATTCAACCAGTTTTTCCCCTGTCATTTTATTTGCCATCGCTATCATCTCCGTTCAGAGCCTTTTTCAGTGTATCAAACCCAAACATGGCAGCATAAGATACCATCAGCCCAACCACCAAAGCCGCTACATGGTAATACCAGTATGTACGAACCATATTCTGCATAATATAGGCGGAATACACCGTCATTGTCAGCCCCTCAGCGACTGCCACAGCCAGAAACTGTGTGGGGATCACTTTGTAAGTAACTTCCTTCAGCACTTCAACCAGAATGTTGGTCACCGCTGTCAGCACCGCCATAATCGGCAGCAAAACTGTAATATCAATGAACTGTGTCATTTTCATTCCCTCCGTTTCTTTCTGCTCTGCGTTTTCGTCTTTCTTCAGCACGTCTGTCCTGTGCATCGGTCCATCTCTTAAAAATGGTCATAATCCCGCAGATACCCAATTCCGTACCAAATACACGCAGAGCACTATCTACAATGGCAGAGCAGTCCACGCCCTTGGTAGACTGCCACAGACCATAAATGATTACACCAGCACAAAAAAGTAAAGAGAACACCACAATGGTTGTCATAGTGTCCCCATTGATCTTGAATTTTTTTCTTCTGGCCATAGAAAATCATTCCTTTCCATGTGCCGCTTTATTTACATGCTTTTCCAGCAGATTGTATGCATCCGTCACATTCCCGTTTGCTCCCTGCTGCTTCAGCCCATCCAGCGTTGCAAAAAGCCCATAAACGATCAGGCAGAGTTCTCCATTGATATTTTTAATATCCTCCTCATGCTGGGTCTTCAATTCTGCCAGCCGTTTGTCCTGTTCTGACTGGTTTTCCAGCCAATTGAAAAATTTGCGAATCACAACGATAATGGCAGAAATAGCGCCCAACATCGCTCCTATTCTGATGATCGTATCCGCATCAACATACATCCTTTTTCACCTTCTTTTCTTTACGCATCAACAAGGCAATCTTTTTTAATGCTGCATTTCTTTTCCTGAAGCAGGTTGCACGGCTGATATGATTTTTTATGGAAACGAATTCGAAACCTAACCGTTTCTGGTACACCATACGAAGAATATTTTGTTCCAGCATATCCAATTCCGAAATATATGTATCGATGATGACTGTCCTCAAGGCTGTTTTACCCTCAACATCAATCAGTTTGTTTTTCCGCATTTCCAGAATTTCTCGCGTTTTTTCTGCTTCTTCTATATTTACCGCGCCATTTGCCACAAGAGATTCCACATATTTGATTTGTGTTGCGATTTTTTCAATCTCTTCGACCATCATCGCAAGTGTAAAATTAGAGCTACCCCATTCTGATACTGCGTTTTTTGCATCTGCAAATTCATCTGGCGTAACAGAATCCAACAAAGCCAATTCCGGACTTCTCATATCAACCAACTCCTCCCGCTTCTTATTTCATCGCCTTATTCCTCGTATAACCTGAAGGAAGAAGGAACGTCCTTAGGCTGCCACTGCAGGGATGTGATGGGGTTCGCATAGCATTCATAAACCAGTCCATCATCGCCACGTACTTTCATACCGATGGAAACATCCATATTAATGGTTGCAGGATAGATTCCTTCTGCATCAGGAATGGGGCGTACTGCATAGTTGTTTGTGGCTTTATCAGGAGAATTAGCATCAATTTTCTGGATTTCTGTTCTTGCCTGATAGCCCACACCTTTATATTTCCACAGACTGCCCACTGCTGCATTTGTACCGTCCGCTGTCCATTCGTCCCAACCTTCAGCAAAGATGCCGGCAGTAGTTGGCACGATGTTTCCTTTTTCTGCAATGGCCTGTGTCATAACAGCGCCTTCTGTTTTCATGGATTTCATGTGGTTGATTACTTTTTTCTTGTTTTCAGTAATACTCATTACAGACCAGCCTCCTTACATACAGATTCATAGAAATCTTCCATTTCTTCGGAAGCCTGTACCTGTTCTTCAATTTCTTCCAGTTTTACCATTACAGGGTCAGGCTCGGGTTCAGGCTGAGGAACATCAATCCATTCGCCATCTACATATCTTTTCCCCCATGTAACGTAAGGACTTTCTACAAACATTTCGTTTTCTTTCAGTTCTCTTTCACCTCTCCAGTCACCAGACCAGGTACTGATCGGGTAACCATTTTCATCCAGTGTTACAATGTGTTTGTATGCCATATTTCAAGCCTCCTTTTTTATCCCATAACAAAAGCCGCTCACATCGGAATGCTTTCCGGAGGCGGCAGTTTTCTGCATCTCAGTTCTTCGTGTGTGTATTTTATAGCCTTTAACTGGCCATGAGTGTACGGCTTTAACTCACCATGCTTGTTGTATCTGAATACAATTTCAAAATCCAGATGCGCCGGTTTGATTTCCATGATTGTTCTCTTCAGATCGTCAATGTTTTCAGGAATCCCGACTTCATCGACCATATAAATAACGAATTTGTATTCGGAATTTACTTCTTCCACACGCACAGCACCAACATAACTTTCTGCCACACTCTTAATCAGAGCCACAGTAGTTGTGCCAGAACCACGCATTTTTGCTTCTACTGCACTTCGTCTTTCTTCATATGGTTTCGTCAGATCTGTATCGATGCCGTATACCCATTCCCACAGTCCCAGTCCCCATGTGGCTGTGCTCACAGTCATCTGGTTCTGGAAATCTTCGATATCGCCGCCTAGTTTGTTCCAGAGTTTTTCCAGCCCTTCCAGAATTTCAACTGTGGGGACACTCTTTTTATAATCCTCGGGCAAATAGTCAATCAGGCTCATTCAGTTTCCACCTCCGTGATCACTACATCACCGGCAACCTGGATCTGTTTGTTTCCGATGGTAATGCTTTCCGTTCCGCCGTTCATGGTAAAGGATTTCACCGTTGTTACTCCTGCAATATCATAGAACATGGACAGGCAGCGGTAGTAATCCACCGTTGTCAGGCTGAATACCCCATTGCGGATATAGGCATCAAACAAAGATTTGTATGCTGCTGTTACACTGGCCAGAGTGACCGCTGTCGTGATCTCGATTTCCGCACTTACAGAAATCATCACTTCTGTTGGTGCATAAACACTGACCGTTGCTCCGATGGGTCTTTCTTCTTCGATATGGGCATACACCGCATCCAGAATATCCT